CTTTGAAATGACCACATGTAATTTGTTGGAGTCTCATAAGTTGAGTTAAGACAGTAGCTGTAGTCATGGTTTTACCTTCAAGTTCAGCAAGAGCTAAATGCTTCATTTGTTTGTAAACTTTTGCTTGTTCTTCGGATAACTTAACACTTCTTTTCATGTAAGTTTTAGGCGGCAAATCTAAACATTCATCTTTTAATACGCGATATGAAAAAGGTTTAAGTTTTTCAGACAGTTCTGTTAAATTTTTATAACCTGTCACAATTTGAACAGATCTTCCTCCAAAGTTAGCAGTTTTCATAACTGCATATCTTGTTCTAAAGGTGTAATAAGAAGAGTGCCCCAATAAATCAGATTGTAAAAATTCACATTGTTTATAAAGATCTAAAGGAGATTTAGTAACAGGGGATCCTGTTAAAATTCTTCTGTATTTCGCATCAACACTTAGTTTACAAATATTTTTAGTTCTCTTGGCATCAGGATTTTTTATAGTAGTGCTTTCATCCACCGCCATAACTGCATTATGGCAAGATAAAAATTTAGAAGCAAAGTTAATTCCTTTTTGAGTAGAAAAAGCTTCTACATTCATTACTAAGATATGAAGCTCTTCTCCCGTTTTAAATAAAGTCCCTAATTTGCGCGATTGAGATTTAGTTATATTTGCTTGCCATAATACGGTCTCATTTTCTATATGATCTGGTAAATGAGTAGGAAGTTCTTGTTCATACCAAGTGCCAGTTACTCCTTTAGGAGATATAATTAAGGCACCATTTATTTTACCTTGATCATATAACATAGCTATATTATCAATAAGTACTTTTGACTTACCTGTACCCATTTCCATGAAATAAGCAAAATAAGATTTATTCCACGACATTTCCAATGCTTTTATTTGATGAGCATATGGCTTCATTTTAAATTTGTAATTCATAATATTATTTTTTTCTTTCTATTGACTTCTTATATAGGATAAACTATATATTTGTCAAGATGTTAGAAAGAGAGATAAATAAATATGTTTAGTTCTATTAAATGTGAACCTGCCCCTGACCAACAGGGAAAAGCTATTGTTTATGTTATTCAAGAAATACCAGGTACAAAAGCAGGAACCCCTAAAATTAATATAATGAGTGCTTCCAGGTACGGAAAATTTAAATTTTTATTACCTGAATTTTCTCAGATTATTTTTTCTCCAGGCCCATTAATTTTTAAATTAAGAAGCTTATTGAAAAATTATAGATCAACGGATTATTTATTATTGACAGGAGACCCAGCTATTATTGGAGTCGCTTGTTCAATTGCTGCTGACATTACTAACGGAAAATACAACTTATTAAAATGGGATAAACAAGAAAGACAATATTATCCTATTACAATAAACTTACACGAGAAAGGAGAAATAAATGAGTAGTATTGATTTTGAAAAAGATCAGAGAGAAGATTTGAATTCAGTTAATGAAGCAAAAAATTTATCTGATCAAGTAGTAAAACTAAAACAACTAGAGGATGAATATTCTACCAAAGAAAAAGAGTTGAAAGAACTTAAAAGAAAGGTAGAATTGGTATCCGGAGAAGTGATTCCTACAATGATGCAGGAAATGAACATCTCTACATTAAAATTAGCAGACGGATCTTCAGTTGAAGTTAAACCCGTCTACGGTGCGTCAATCCCAATTGCAAAAAGGGAAGAGGCATTTAAATGGCTTCGAGATAACGACCTGGGTGATCTTATTAAAAATGAGGTTACTGTTGCCTTCGGTCGTAACGAAGATGCAAAGGCTAGCGATTATGCCAGCCTAGCACAGCGTCAAGGGTTTGAACCTGTCCAGAAATTAAAGGTTGAACCAATGACATTAAAAGCATTAGTCAGAGAGCGTCTGGAAGCTGGACAAGAGATTCCCACTGACTTATTTAACGTGTTCGCAGGCAGCCGAACTAAAATAACAAGGAAACAATAAACATGAACGAGGTACAACAAAAAACAAACGCTTCTCTTCCTGCCAATGTATTTGAACAGGATGCGAGTAAGGGTTTAGGCAATATCAGTCAGCAAGACTTGGCGTTGCCGTTTCTAAAAATCCTTGGACAATTATCACCTGAAGTAAACGAAAGAGATGGTAAATATGTCAAAGGTGCCAAGGCAGGAATGATTTTCAATTCTGTCACTGGTGAGTTATATGATGGCGTGAAGGGCATTGATGTCATTCCATGCTTTTATAAACTCGAGTACATTGAATGGAAAGATAGAGGAGAAGGATTAGGAGCACCAATTGCTATCTATGATTCCTCATCTGACATCATGTCAAAAACAAAACCAGATGCAAACTACAAAGATAGATTACCGAATGGTAATTATCTTGAGAAGACAGCATCTCATTTTGTAATTATCTTAGGAGATAGTCCTTCAACAGCGTTGATTTCTATGAAATCTACTCAATTAAAAATTAGTAGAAAGTGGAACTCGATGATGAGTGGGATTAAATTGAAAGGCAAGAACGGCTTATTCACGCCGGCATCTTTCAGCCACATTTACAAACTAAAAACTACTCAAATGTCTAACGACAAAGGCACTTGGTTTGGTTGGGAAGTAAGTAAACTTGGTCCTGTAACAGATACTCAAATGTATCAGCAAGCTAAAACTTTTTCTGAAAACATTTCCAAAGGAAGTGTCAAAGCGAAACACGGCTCTGATAAACCAAAAGGGTCTGATTCGCACTTTTAAGTTTTAATCGAAACATCGATTAAAAAAGGGGCGAGAGCGGGAGACTTAACTCGCCCTTTCGAAAGATAATTATGGATAAGAAGTATATAAATTTATTTAATGGATATAGAGGAGCGTATGGTGTCGCTAATATTAAGAACGCTTACGTTGATCCTGATAGCGGAAAGCTTCGCTTAAAACCAGGGGACTATCGCTGGAATTATCAAGAGCTTACTGACGATATTTATATAGAACATTTAAACGGCACTAAATCTATTGGGATTCAACCCTGCAATGAAGAAGGGGAAACAAAATTTGGTCTTATTGATATAGACCCAGCTAACTACGAAAACTTTGACAAGAAATTTATTATAGATAAAATTCAAGAATACAAACTACCTTTAATACCCATCTTATCCAAGAGTAAGGGGATTCATTTATATATCTTTATGAAGAGATTTGTAAATGCTTCGGCTTTAAAATCATTTTTAAGCAATCTCCTTCCACTCTTTAAACTCAAACCAGACACAGAAACATTTCCAAAACAGACCCAGTTAACTAAAGATCTTGAAAGGGGAACTTTAAGACCTGGCCAATTTATTAATTTGCCTTATTTTAATAGGACAGAAAGAAGAGCTTTAAATATTGACGGAACAGAATTTACATATGAGCAGTTTATACCTCTTGTAGAATCTAATCTAGTTGATCCTGATGACTTAAATAAAATTACAGAAGATATTGATAAAAAGATTTTTGAAGTTGCTGATGAAGATTTTAAAGATGGTCCTCCTTGTTTAGCCACACTGTCCACTATTATGAAGGACCCTGCTTTTGATGGCAAAGATAGATTTATGTACAACTATCATGTCTTTGTTAAGATGAAGTATGAAGATACCTGGAAACAAAAAGTTAAAAATGCTCCAGTTAAATATTTTGCTGAACAACATGCGAATGCATGGGACGATAAAGTATTAAATGCTAAAGTAAGATCATGGGCAAAATCATTTAAGGGATATACCTGTACGCAAAGTCCAATTAGCGATCATTGTAAAAAGGGAATATGTGTTAAGAAAAAGTATGGAGTATTGGCAGGATCAAAAGGAACCTATCCCGTCTTAACTAATCTTAAAAAAATAGATTTAGACCCTGAGCCAGAATTTGAATTTGATGTCATTAAGCCTGATGGAATTAGTACAGCTACTGTTCATTGTCGTTCAGTAGAACATGTAAATGATCAACGCAAAAGAAGAAACGCCATAGCAAAAGCCGCAGGATTTCCTCCTCCTATTATTAAAGGGGATGAGGATCAAATAGTTTTAGATGCTCTCTGGAAAACACAAAAAATTGTTAACCCTCCTATAGGAACTAGCTCACGAGAAAAATTACATGATGTATTATACGCTAAAGTAAATGGTCCCAAAGCTATGAATGATGCGGGATTTAAATCAGGTACAGTATTAATTGAAGAAGGTTATGCCTATTTTAAATTTGATAAATTTTATGACAAATTAAAATCTAAAAACTGGAAGTATAACGAAGACAAAACAGGTACCATGATGCAGGTAACCTATAAAGATTGTGACATAGAATTTTTAGATCAAAAAAGATTTCCAACAAAAGAAAAAGGAAAATATAACACACCTACAAAGAACGTTGTAAAAATTTCTACTAAAGAATTTGAAAACGTTCCTATACATCATACTCAACTTAAACATAAGAAGGATATTATATGATGAGAAAAATACTCGGGCCTCCGGGAACAGGGAAAACAACTCGTTTATTAAAATATGTAAATACATTTCTTAAACTAGGAACTCCCATTGATAAAATAGGATATTTTGCCTTTACTAAAAAGGCTGCTAATGAAGCAAAAAATAGAATGTTGGACAACTATCCTGACCTAAATGATAAAAAATTAAAACATTTTAGAACCCTACACTCACTAGCATTTTGGAAACTTGGTATGAAAAAAAGTGAAGTGATGCAGGACGAACATTATGAAGACATAGGACGATCCGTAGGAATTGAAGTAACAGTCTACAGCAATGGAGAAGAGAAAACAGGTTTTGTTGATTCAGACAGTGAATACTTCAACATCATTAACGCAGCAAGAATAAAAGAAATACCCATTGAAGATGAATACAACACCGATATGTACTCCCAAGATTTAGATCAAAACTTATTATATATTTTAAGAGATGAATTAGATAACTATAAAAAATCTTATGTCTTAAAAGATTACACCGACATGATTGAAAAATTTATTGTGTCCGAATTGTGTCCAAAATATGACGTAGTTTTTATTGATGAAGCCCAAGACTTATCGCCGATTCAATGGAAAATGTTTGATGTATTAAAGAAAAACTCCAAACATATTATATTAGCCGGTGATGACGATCAAGCTATTTATGGTTGGGCAGGAGCAGATGTTAAAAGATTTCAACAAGAACCCGCTAAAGAAATAATTTTGCCACAATCCTATCGGGTACCAAAATTAATTCAACACATTGCTGACAATATTTTAAGTAGAATACCAGATGAACGGAGAATAAAAAAAGAATGGCAAGCACGAGATGAAGAAGGAGATATATATTTTGGAACATCAATCGAGGACGTCCCATTGCATGAAGGACAATGGCTAGTGCTGGCTAGATACAATGATAAATTAATAAAGCTTAAACCATTTTTAAGAGAGATGGGAATATATTTTGAATATAAAAATAGAAAGAGTTATAAGACAAGATTATATAATGCCATTCAAAATTTTACCAGGTGGACAAAAGGATCTCAACTTTCCATTTCTGAATGTAAAGATTTATTTGAGTATTTTGGTAAAGAATTTTCAGCAAAAGAAGAACGCATGTATGATTTAAAAGAGTTTGGATATAATCCAACTCAACAATGGTTTGAAGTATTTGAGACAGAACCTGAAGACAGTTTATATATTAGAGATATGTTACAAAGTGGTGAGAAATTATCTAAAGAACCTAGAGTTAAATTATCAACTATTCATTCTGCTAAAGGAGGAGAAGCGGATAATGTTTTACTTCTTTTAGATAATACCAAAACTATCAGGGAAGCTATTGAAAAAAGTCCTGATAAAGCAGATGAAGAAAATCGGATTTGGTATGTGGGCGTCACGCGTACTAAACAAAATTTATATATTTTGGCGGCAAAAAAGGAGGATAAAGGATATGACATCGAAAGTGTACAATAAGCAGATTGGAGGATCTCACTACAAAGATATGGTGATGCAGCCCAGCGAGTTTATAAACAAGAACAAATTGCAATTTGCAGAGGGAAATGCTATAAAATATATCTGCAGACATGCACATAAAGGAGAAGTTGAAGATTTGGAAAAAGCAAAACACTATATTGATATGATTATCGAAAGAGATTATGGCCCTAAAGAAAGTTGGGTTGATGGTTATAGAAAATGGAAAGAGCTTAAGGATAAAGGAGTTGTGAGCGATAAAGTAAAACTTGGTGAATTAAAAAAACTTAATAAAGAAAGGTGCCCACATAACTAATGAGAATTCCTAGATTTGAAGCCCGTACTGAATGGGTTAAACCTACAGAATTTCCAGACCTGAGACAGGTTGATGAAATTGCAATCGATCTAGAAACAAAAGATCCAGATCTAATTAAAAAAGGATCAGGATCCATTATTGGTAATGGTGATGTAATTGGAATTGCTGTAGCCACTTCTCATTACAAAGGATATTTTCCCATAGCTCACGAAGGTGGTGGTAATATGGATCGTAAGCAAGTTTTAAATTGGCTTAAGGATGTACTTGAAGCTCCCTCTACAAAAATATTTCACAATGCTATTTACGATGTCTGTTGGTTGAGAAGACTGGGATTAAAAATCAATGGAGATATTGTTTGTACAATGATTGCCGCTGCTATTACTGATGAAAATAGATTTAGATATGATCTTAATAGTTTATCGTGGCATTACTTAGGGTACGGAAAAAATGAAGCGGGTCTTGCTGAAGCTGCTGAAGAATGGGGAATCGATCCCAAAGCAGAAATGTACAAACTTCCTGCTATGCATGCAGGATCTTATGCAGAACGCGATGCAGAAATTACTTTAGGATTATGGCAAGAACTTAAAAAAGAAATTATTTACCAAGATTTAGAAGACATCTTTGATCTAGAGACTGATTTATTTCCATGTCTAGTTGATATGCGATTCAAGGGTGTGCGTGTGGATATTGAAAAAGCCCATGCAATGAAAAAAGAATTTAAACAAACAGAAAGGAATCTGTTAGAGAAAATAAAAAAAGAAACTAATATTGATACACAGATCTGGGCAGCACGATCTGTTGCTAATGTATTTGATATGTTAAAAATAGAATACCCGCGAACAGACAAAACTTCTGCTCCTTCTTTTACTAAAAATTTTTTACAAGAACATAAACATCCTGTGGTTAGAATGATTGCACAAGCAAGAGAAATTAATAAAGCTTACACAACTTTTATTGATTCTATTATTAGATATGAACATAATGGAAGAATTCACGCAGAGATAAACCAGCTTAGAAACGCAGGAGGTGGAACAGTTACAGGCAGATTTAGTTATCAAAACCCTAACCTGCAACAGATCCCCGCACGGAATAAAGATCTAGGTCCTAAGATTAGAAGTTTATTTATACCGGAAGAAGGATGTAAATGGGGATGCTTTGACTACAATCAACAAGAACCAAGACTCGTCGTTCACTATGCCTCGTTATATAAATTACCTTCTGTCTATGAAGTTGTAGATTCTTATAAAGACAGTATTAAATCAGACTTTCACCAAACTGTAGCCGATATGGCAGAGATCCCTAGATCACAAGCCAAGACAATTAACCTAGGATTATTTTATGGAATGGGTAAAGCTAAACTTCAAGCAGAACTTGGAGTAACCAAAGAAAAAGCTGCAGAATTATTTAATCAGTATCATGCTAAAGTTCCATTTGTAAAACAGCTCATGGAGAAAGCATCTAATCGTGCCCAGGATAGAGGACAGATAAGAACTTTACTGGGAAGACTATGCCGGTTTCATTTATGGGAACCAAATAGTTTTGGTATGCATAAAGCTATGAGTCATGAAGATGCACTCAGGGAACATGGACCAGGAATCAAAAGAGCTTATACTTACAAAGCATTAAATAAATTAATACAAGGATCAGCAGCAGATATGACGAAAAAATCTATGTTAGAATTGTATAAAGAAGGTATAGTAGCACATATACAAATTCATGATGAACTTGATTTGTCTATTGAAGATGATAAACAGGTTAAAAAAATAGTCGAGATTATGGAATCGGCAGTTGATTTAGAGGTCCCTAATAAAGTAGACTATGAGTTTGGAAAAAACTGGGGAGATATTTATGACTAACAAGGAGGAAACATGGAAAAAGTAAAACAATTATGGGCATTAGCATTAGCTCATAAAAAAATTTCTATAGCTGTTGCTGTAGTCATTGTTCTTATAATAATAGCTCAATAGGAATTTATGTTAAATGGCATATCTAAACGCAAACATTCCCGCGACTTATGCGCAAGTCAGGAGAGAATATCTTTATGACCTTTCCGGACATGTGGGAGAAGCTGAAGACTGTATTATCTTTGGCATGGCATCACTTACAGGGCATGCGATACTCTTTCATGCAATTATGGAAAATGGTGCTATCTTCTATCGTCTTCCGATTTCTGCCTTCATACAGCGAGGATTTGATGTCAAAAAAGTTCCTAGGATGCGACTTGACGAGTTGGAGCTTTGGAATAGTTTTAGTTACTATCCTGCTATTACTAATTACGATATCTTAGACGGACAACCAGGGAAATTTTTAGGAAAAGATAAGAAATGGTATCATGGCCATTATCTTTTTACAGTTGACTGGGCCCATCCAGAGGGTAATATAGTAGATACAGATCATTCGGAAATACCGCACGAACATAAGTGCGCACACATATTGGCCTTGGAGAATGGCAATTATGCTGCTCAACCTAATAATCGATTAATCTGGAACATTCCATCTTTCACAGTGAAAGATGAAATTCCCACTGATTGGAAGGTTCAAACACATGGATGGAGTGTAGAAAATAGTAGAAAATGGAAAACTGAAGATTCCGATAAATTTTTCTACGATGTAGAGGAAACAAAAAATGGAAGCGACAAAGTGTAAGCATTGTAATTGCAATTGCCACTGTTCTTTAAAAGAACACGGCGATGTATACGGTGTCTGTAGTTGCACTGTGTGCGAACATGAGTTAGAAGAGTGTGAAGTATGTCAGTAAAAGAAAAACAAACTTGCAATATGCATACCAAAGAAAAAGAAAACTTAGGTACATGTTGTCGCGTAAAAGACGAACAAGAAAACGCAGAACAATTAACGTATGAACATCATGCGAAAGTTGGACCTGCACCAAAGGAAACAAATGAATAAAATATTTTTAGTACTAGCATTACTCTTTGCTTTGAGCTCCTGCTCAGTGGGCAAAAAATGCACCTATACGCAAGAAGGAACAAAAATCTCTTCTTGGTTATGGGTATTTTCTGGAGAAAAACCAGATGATTTAGATAAAAACAATTGTAATTAAAATGAATGATAAATTAATTACGGCACTACTCGCTATTGTATTAGCGCTCGGAGGATGGTCATTACAAAGATCATTTTCTTTATCACAAGACATGGTTGTGATTAAAATGAAAATTGAGGTAATACAAAATGAGATATCGAACTTTAAAGATCTTAAAGGCAAGAAGAAACGCAAGAAAAAAAAGGGATCGAGCGACTAAATGGATGAAATATTTAATATCTTCTATAATAATAAGTCTACTCGTAATGTTTGCGGCTACTTCAGCTGAAGCTAAAAATGAATATCTCGGCCAAAACTGGCGAGACTGTTATGCTGGTGATATCACTCCTTACGTAGAATATAGACAAGGTGGCACTGAATATATAGATCGAGGCTCCAGCACTCATGACGATCACGAGTACAGAGTAGGAGTAAACTTTCGTTTTAAATTTGGACATACCTGCGATAAAAAATTTAAAAAACAACAAGCCGATCGATATGAACTCGAACAACAACTTGAACTCCTTAAAATTTGTAGAAAATATAAACATGTAGAGATGGGTCCGGAGCTAGAACTCGTCGCTAAAAAATGTAGAGATATGAAATTCCTAAAGAAGGATGATAAAAGACAACGAACGAATGATGATCTTTTTGATGCGATCATGAAACAAGAACACAAAAAACAAATGGAGCTAAAGACAAATGGATCTGAGTAAGAGTAAGCTCGTAGTAATAGTACCTATCGTGGTATCCATCCTGGCTGCAACCTTTGGATCAGTTAAATATATTATTAATTTAACTGAAACCATTGAAGAAAATAAGCAACAAGTGATGATGTTAAACAAGGATATTCAAATAATCTTTGATAAATATGCCCAGGACAAGGAAGAGTTTACAAGAGAGATGTTTAATGTTAATGCTAGGGTAACAGAAGTAAATGCATACTTCAGGGCATTAGAGGAAATCCTTAGAAAAACCACAGATTCTGTAAGGGATCAGCAGTGGGATATTAAGGACCTACAACGTGAGGTAATGGGAGACTAAAATGCTAAAGTATGTTACTTTGTTTGTAGGAATGAGCATTGG